TTATATTGAGGGATGCTTTGAAAACGTTGAATTTATCAGCGCAGAAACGCCTGAAGATTATTTCAGCGAAAAAGTTTCTATTCACTTTAAATCAAACGGCCGCCAGTACAAATATGCTCTGACAGACGAAACCCAGGAGGAAGAAACGAAATGAATACATTATATGAACTGACCGGCCAGTATGCTGAATTGCTCTCTGCTATTGAATCCGGGGACATTCCAGAGGAAGCCATTTCCGATACATTAGAAGCACTGGGCGGCGAACTGGACGAAAAGATTGATTCCGTAGCCTGCATCGTAAAGCAGTTGGACGGCGAAGCAACCAATATCAAAGCTGAAAAAGCTGCATTGGCAGAGCGGCAGTCCGTAAAGGAGCATCAGCGTGACCGTCTGAAAGACTACATAAGGCAGGCTATGCAGCTGGCCGGAAAGAAAAAAGTTGAAACTTCCCGTAACTGCGTAAGTGTCGGAAAGGCGCAGCCGAAAGCAGTTATTACAGATTTAGATGCACTACAAAGTCGTAAGGACATTTGGAAGCCTTACGACTACAGCAAGGAAACTAATGTGGACAAGGCTACCTTGAAAACGTTGTTACAGTCAGGTGAACAGATTCCGGGCGCTGCTTTGCAGGATGGAGCGCCGCGGCTGACGATTAGGTGAGGAGGAAAAATAAATGGGCATATCCGTTTTAATTCTCGGAGATTCCGGCAGCGGAAAGACCACTTCCCTGCGAAACTTTCAGCCGGGCGAAGTTGCCATTATCAACGTTGCAAAAAAGCCACTGCCGTTCCGCACGCAGCTTAAACCATACAATACAAATGATTATAATGCTGCAAAAAGTGCCATTTCCGCGGCGTCAAAGCACGGAATCAAGTCTATTGTCCTGGATGATATTCAATACCTTATGACAGATGAATTTATGCGCCGGTCGTCAGAAACTGGGTACGGAAAATTCACCGACATGGCAGCCAACTATAGCAGCCTATTCGACCTTGCGCCACAGCTCCCAGAAGATTGTATTTTGTACCTTATGAGCCACGTTGAGCGCGACGAGTCAGGACATGAAACGCCCCGCACGGTTGGCAAACTGGTGCATGAAAAACTATGTGTCGAGGGAAAAACCTCAATCACGCTGCACACCTATGTTGAATCTGGAAAGTATTATTTTCGCACGCACTGCTCAGGTGAGGGAGATATATCCAAGTCGCCGCTGGGAATGTTTGAGCAGGATTTAATTGACAACGATTTGAAAGCCGTGGATGCAGTAATCCGCGAATATTACAATTTTGGAGGTAAAACGGAATGAAACATATCGACTTAAATGACGTACAAGAAGCAACGGAATTTCAGGCTTTGCCTGTCGGCGGGTACATCTGCGGAATTGTCCGGGTGGAAGATCTGCCTGACAAAGAATACCTGCGCATCGAGTATGATATTGCAGATGGCAAATACAAAAATTACTATCGTGACCAGATTCAGCGCAATCCTGACTGGCATTGGGGTGGCGTATTGATTCGCAGTTACAAAGAGAAAGCCCTTCCATTTTTCAAGGCATTTGTGACGTCGGTAGAAAAATCGAACGCCGGATACAAATTTTCCGACGATGAAAAAACGCTGGTACGCAAATTTGTTGGGCTTGTGCTGGCAGAGGAAGAATACACAAAAAACAACGGCGATGTCGGTAAGCGCCTGTACGTTGCATCAGTACATAGCGTTGATGCAATCAAAAAAGGCGAGTTTAAGGTGCCAGAGTTGAAGCGGCTGGCTGGGGCTGCACCCGCCGCAACGCAGCAGGGCAGCTTTGAAAATCTGCCGGACGAGGGCGACTTGCCGTTCTGATGGATTTATTTAACGAAGTCAAGCGGCGCGTCACAATGCGTCAGCTTGCAGACAAGTACGGATTTGAAGTCGACCGAAAGGGCTGGATTGTATGCCCTTTGCACAACGACCATCACCCATCCCTCAAACTTTATCCGAACGACCGCGGGTGGTACTGCTTCGCTTGTGCACAGGGCGGCTCCGTAATTGATTTTGTGTGCCATGTTTTTGGGCTTAAACCCGCAGAAGCCGCAAAAAAAATCAACGAAGACTTTAGCCTGGGAATTTCGGAACCGCTCGGAAAGATGCAGCGCATGAGGGCGGAGCACGAACGGCTGATGATGCAAAAGTTGCGCGAAAAGCAACGTTGCGAAGAACTTTACAAGGAAGAAAGGGAACTTGCTATGATTGACGAATATAACTGGCTGAAATCTGCATACAGCAATCTGCCTCCGTCCCAGCGCGGGGTGGCAGTCGGAATGATGGAAGAAATCAATTACAAAATTTTGGAGGAATAAATGGACTATACGAAAGAGGACTTTGCCACCTCCAAGCCATATGAAGACGTACTATCTATTGAAGACCCATTTCAACGAGAAACCGCAAAAGCACAGCTTGCGGAATACGCTAGGACAGTGTTAAAAATTAAGAATTTTAACACATTGTGGAAAGCGTATTTGCAATCGCAGAAAAAACGCAATTCTAACAATCTGACCGCATTCACTGGACAAAAAATGGACTTAGACTCCGGCGACTGGATTGCGAACGACTATGGGATTTCTCGTCCGGGCACATACGGAGAAGAAATCGCCTGTCCACATCCGATAATGCCGGTAGAACGTCTGGTAAATATTGACACGAACATTGTAAAAATGAAGCTGGCGTACTGCAACGGTGACCGGCGCTGGAAAGAAATTATTGTGGACAAGTCAATCCTTGCCAGCAGACAAAAAGTTGTACAGCTCTCCGACCAGGGAATTGAGGTGACGAGCGAAAACTCCGGCGCGTTTGTAAAGTATATGTCAGACGTTTGCACACTAAATTACAAAGAAATCCCCGAAAAAAAATCAGTTTCGCGACTGGGATATATCCAGGATGAGGGATTTTCTCCATATGTGGACAACCTGGTATTTGACGGCGACCAGAATTTCAAGCACGCTTTTGACTCCATAAAATCCCACGGAAACTATGCAGACTGGATATCGCTTATGCGCAACATCCGACAGACAAACGTTGCTGCACGTATTGAGTTAGCTGCTTCGTTCGCGTCTGCCCTGGTTCAGCCGTGCGGATGCTTGCCGTTCTTCGTGCATTTGTGGGGTGGAGAGTCTGGAACCGGAAAAACTGTGGCATTGATGATTGCCGCCAGCGTGTGGGGAAATCCAGACTTGCACAATGGCGGATACATTCAGACGTTTAACTCCACAATGGTAGGCAGGGAGCGCTTCGCAGCGTTTTTCAACAATTTACCTCTCTGCATTGACGAATTGCAACTTACCAAAGATGCGCACGGCAAAATGATGTTTGACGTATACCAGCTGGCAGAGGGCATCGGACGCAGCCGCGGAAATAAAACCGGTGGCGTGGATAAAACTCCGACGTGGTCTAACTGTATCATGACGACCGGCGAAACGCCCATTACCGGAGGAAACGCAGGCGCCGGCGCAATAAACCGTGTGATTGAAATCGAGTGCAGCCCTACACACAAAATCGTTGAAAGCGGCCATGACGTTGTAGCAGCACTGTGCAAGGCGTACGGGCACGCAGGGCGCGATTTTGTAAGCCATTTGTATACGGATAGCGGTGACGAGTTAAGACGCTCACAAAAGCTTTACAGCGCGTTCTTTAAGGAGCTGTCCGAAAATGACACCACAGAAAAGCAAGCGATGGCCGCAGCGTGTATTCTGGTGGCTGACACGCTGGCAACGGAATGGATTTTTAAGGACGGCCGGGCACTCACGGTATCAGAAATCGCGCAGTTTTTGGCATCAAAGTCTGCTGTGTCCATTGGCCCGCGCGGATATCAGTACATTTGTGACTGGGTGGCGCGTAACGCTAACAAAATGCGCTCCAGGCCGGATGAGAGTTACAACGATGTGTACGGCTTGGTGCAGGACAATGTTGCGTATATAATCTCCAGTGTGTTCCGGCAAGCAGTCGAAGAGGCGGGATTTTCGCCGCAAGCACTACTAAGCTGGATGCGGGAAACGGGGAAACTGAAAGTGCAGAATGCGTCCAGAGGCAGAACTACTATCGCGAAAAGAATAAATGGGGTTGTTACACGATGTGTTGCAATAAGGCTTGAAATTGATGGTGAGGATATATCTGACGAGGATTTGCCATTTGACTGAAACCATTTGTAACAAAGATTTTTTAATTCCGGTTACACAAAAAACCGCATAGGAATGCGGGTTTGCAGGCAAGTGTAACCGCGTAACCGCTGAAATCACTCCCCCATACACGCTATATATAAAATAAAAAAATGCGTTTTTGAAGGATAAAAAGTATTACGCGCGTGTAAGCAAATTGTGAGAATTGCGGTTACGCGGTTACACTACCTTAAAAACCGCGTAGGAATGGGAAAAACGGCGTAACCGCGCACTGGTTACACTGTGGCTACGCTGGTAACATTGGAGGTGGCATAAAAATACAATTACGAAACTATCAAACAGAACTACTAGATTCTGTAAGAAAATCATTTTTACATGGGTTCAAGCGTCCATTGGTAGTGCTTCCGTGCGGAGGCGGAAAAACAGTCGTGTTCATGGAGATGGCAAGACGTTCAAGTGAGCGTGGGAAAGTAGTTTGGTTTTTGGTACACCGGCGCGAACTGATGGAGCAGACAATTAGCACATTCCAAAAGTTTAAAATCCCGATGGATAATATTTACATTGGAATGGTTGGAAAGTTTGCGAATCATATGGAGCGATACCCGCCGCCTGACCTGATTATTTTTGATGAGGCACATTTTTCAGCGGCAGCAACGTGGCAAAAAATTATCAATCAGTTTCCACAGGCGTACATCGTCGGACTTACTGCAACGCCGTGTCGCCTGGATGGCAGGCCATTAGGAGCAATATACGACACGATGGTGCAAGGAGTGTCGACCAGGTGGCTGATTGATAATCACTACCTGTCAGACTATCGGTACTATGCACCATCCGCGGTGGACTTATCATCGCTGCGACGCAAAGGTTCGGATTTTGACGCTGGACAAGCGTCAGAGCTACTGATGCAGCGGGCAGTGTACGGCGACGTTGTACAGTCGTACAAGCAATATGCCGACGGGCTGCAAACAATATGCTATTGCTCGTCAGTCAAACATTCGCAGGCTATGGCTGCAGAGTTTCAGGCGGCTGGCATTAACGCGGTGCATTTTGACGGCAACACGCCCGCAGCGGAGCGAACGCGAATTGTGCATGATTTTAGAGATAAAAAAATCCAAATACTGTGCAACGTGGACTTAATCAGCGTTGGATTTGATGTGCCTGACTGCTGGTGCTGCATCCTGCTTCGCCCGACGTTGTCAACCGCACTGTTTGTGCAGCAATCCTGCCGGGCATTGCGGTACCAGCCGGGAAAGCAGGCAATCGTCTTAGACCACGTTGGCAACTACACCAGGCACGGGTTGCCGGACGATAGCCGCGAATGGTCGTTATCCAGTAAACTGACACCAAAGCCACATTACAATGCTGATGGCACGTTGTCCGTCAGGCAATGCCCAAAATGCTACTACACGTTTCGTTCGGGTCCGCAGGAGTGCCCGAACTGCGGGGAGCCAGTAACGCAAACGCGGGAAGAAATTCAAAATGTAAAAAAAATCCGCATGGAAGAGATTAAGCGTAAACGCCGTCAGAACGCCGTAGAAGCTGTTAAAACAAAGTCTCTGGAAGAATGTCGCAGTTTGTCTGAAATCATGGCGTGGTGCAAGCTGAATGGCAAGAAGCCGGGGTATGGATACTACAAAGCAAGAGCAAGGGGGTTTGTGCATTGAAAGAGTCTAATATCCAAAACGCAATTCGGTGCGAATTATCAA